CATATTCTTTATTCCAAGATACTCTAACTTCATATCTGGGCCTAAATAAATTCAACAGCCAACTAAAAAATTTTTTAAAATATTTCTTTATGTTGTCCATATTGGCAACGCATCCTTTTTACCTTTTACCTTAATAGGTTTTAGTGATTTTAATACATATTTACAATTTTTTGCAGTATTTCGACCAATTAATATATCAACGCCCACTTCTTTGGTTGCAGATTCTAGTCTTGCAGCGGTGTTTACAGCATCTCCAATACACGAATAATCGAACCGAGTTGAGCTGCCCATATTTCCTACCACTGCGGGGCCAGAATTTACGCCCACACCTATGGCTACTGGATTAGAAAGCGTTTTATTGAGCTCAGTAATTCCTTTCTGTATATCGATGGCCGCTTGGACTGCTTTATTATGATGATCGTCCATATCGAGCGGAGCTCCAAATATGGCCATGCAAGCATCTCCAATGAATTTATCGATTAATCCGCCGTGTTTTTGTATGCACTCTACTTGGACAGTCAGCGTCTTGTTCATAATATCTGTGACTTCTTCCGGGGATAATTTTTCACTGAGAGCTGTGAAACCACGAAGATCTGTAAAAAGATAGGTGCAATTTCTAGTTTCTCCACCTAATGTCAGCAGCTCGGGGTTTTTTTGGAGCTGCTTAACTTGTCTAGGATCCAAATAATGCTCAAATTGTTTTTTGATCTGTTGTCTAAGTTTAAATTGTTTTCTGAAATTTAAGTAAAAAGCGACAAAACCTACAATAAAACCAGCAATTAGCGTCCAGGTAACATCAATTAAAAGCCCTTTTTGGATGGTTTGAAAGCCAAAATAACCGATTAGAGCGTTTATAAGGCCATAAGATACTAGACCAAGGGTAATGCCAAATACATTCAATACAGCCCAAATAAGTGCTACTGAGAGCAAAAACAATGATATTTCTGCCAACAGTGCGTAATCTGGGATAATTGGACTGTTTTCGATCAATATTGACTCAGAAAGCGCTGCTTGTATCTTATGCGGCTCCAACAGGCCAGCTGGTGTAGCCACTTGTGGCATGATGCCTTTGGCTGTAACGCCAACGAAAATAAAGCGATTCTTAATCAATTCAGTTTGTTTAATATCTGCCATTGAGAATTGTGGTGTATCAACCCAACTGATCCATTTTCTTCCCAGAGTGTCTGTTTTAACTGGAGGCAATCCTTTGACGCGAATCTCTTGAATCCCGGCATCAGATGTTTTAATTACATAAGTATCAGCTCCAGCAAGGACTTTTAAGACTTCGGTTCCGTATGCGCTCACCCAGCCGTCTGGTGTTCTGAGTAACAATGGCATACGCCTTACCAGTTGGTCCAACTCTGTTGGCGCTACCGCAATACCTTGGTATGCCGCTTCTCTTAAAACGGGTATATTTTGTACTACGCCTTTTGCTTTAAAGCCACCATGATCTTGGCCCAGGATAACTGTTCCGGTCGTCATTGGGTATTCGCCGTTATCATTTTCAAATGTGGCCAGAACGCTTGGTGCGGATGCCAAGCTCTTGGCAAAATCTAAATCACCGCCAAATCGATCTTTTTGTGGGAAAGAGATTACCCAACCAACGCCTAATGCTCCACGATCCAACAATTCATTTTGAATCTCAGCTAGTCTCTTTCTCGGCAACGGATAGCCGCCCTCTTTTTCCACATCGTCTTCCGTAATGTTTAGTATTGAGAAATATCCAGAGGGTTTCTGTTCTGGGACCAATGTATCAAATGTTTTGAGTTTTAGTATTTCTAATGGGGTCCATTGTTGGACTAAAGGAGCTCCTAGTAAAATGAGCAAAAAAAACAGTTGTATGGCTCTAATCACCTTGATTAATCGTCAGTGTTTTATTGCAGTTATTGGTACAGTTGTAGTTGACTGTGATTGATTTGTTGGTTGATCCCGATTGTGTTGCGGTGACATCGTAATCATCAGTGTAGAAATTTAACTTCATGTAATGATCGCCACTGCCAGTTTGTGTAATTGTGGCATCGTTGTTATCGGCTGACGTGCTTGCATATATCTTGGCGTAATGCTCTCCCGTTCCAGATTGCGTGATAGAAAAATTGGAATCATCGCCAAAAGCTCTGATCTCGCCTTCTTTATCATCACCCGTTTGTGTAATTGCATATACGTTGTTATCGCCCTGCATATAGATTTCTGCATCATTATTATTGCCGTTTTGAACAACATCCATGTCATTACTATCATCGTCTGCGTCAATATAACCAAAGTTGTCATTGCCATCTTGGTCAATCTTGTATTCATTTCCTGTGTGGTTTGCTACTTGACTGTAAGCTCTGGCCGTATTGCTTGTTCCTTCCTGGTCAATATCAATCGTGGCATTGCTGCAACTGTGTGTTGCGTATGTGCCTTCTGATAAGCCGCACCAAACTCTTGCAGTATTACTGGTGCCAATCTGGTCAATATGTATTAGCGAGGAGCTGCCTTTGGTTCTGATCTCAACATTGTTGTCGCCAGCATAGGCAACAAAAGATAAGAAACTAATCAGACTGATTGATAATAATTTCATTTTCTCCGCCTCCATTGGTGGTTATGTTTATCTGTTTGCCCGCAGAAAGTATCTGTATATTATATCCGCTAGATTTATCTAACTCTAAATCAATCGTATTTTCCACTTGTCTTACCAAGGCAAATATTTCACCTTCCACAAAGGTATATACTTGTGCATCTGAATCGAAGCCAGGGACAATTCCTTCAATTCTTACGCCATCTAGCTCTCCAGCATCTTGTTCTTTTTTGCCCAAATCTTCAATGATTTCAAGCAAATCTTGTAGAAAATCTACGGCCAATAAATCAATATCGAGCCTGGTTATTTCTTCTTGTAGCTCGTCTTTTGATAAATCACTGTCGTCGTCCAGGTCGTTTTCTTCCAAAAAATCAGCGTCCAGAACATTACTGGATGAGCTGCTTTGATCTTCTACAGCCTGCTCAACCTCATTCGGAGGGTTCACAATCAATAAATTATCGATAAAATTCAAAGACATGTTGGCTAAAGTAACTGCTTTTGTCGGTGAGCTTTCTGCAACACTGACCATCGTTGCCTGGAAGGGTTGATTTAAAACTTCGGTCCCAGCCATTGTTTCTACGCTAATGGATCCAGATGAGCTGCCATCTGGGTTAGGTAATAATATAATTAGCGATCGTCCCAACTCATCGACTGTGGTTGTGAAATCAGTGCCTCTAATAAAAATTGAAGCCGACGGCGTTTCAATGGAAATGTTTTCTTTGTCTATTCTTCCCAGGGCGCCAGTAATAAAACGGGCTGTTCCGCTTGCCATCTTGAGCGCCATTTTGCTTTTAGATGGGTTAGCATCGTAGATATATTCATCAATAATAATTTTAGAGTGCTCAGTGAGGCGAATAACAGAAGAGTCAAGAAACGTAATGCCAAGCCTGCCGTTGCCAGTGCGCACATCATCGTAACTAAGAATATCCAAAGAAGTTCTTGCGAGTAATTTATCTGTCTGATCTGCTCGTAAAACTTCTCCATTACCTCTAAGCTCCGAGATCTCGCCTACTTGCGAGTAAACATTGAAGGCCAGAAATACTGTGATTAGCAGCCACTTGTGCACTGATCTATGTCTATCGTTGCATTGCTTGTCGTCGATGTTATCACCACAACATCTGATACTGAACCAGTGCTGTTTGTTTGATCTATGTCAATATTGTTGGTGCTTCCTGTTATATCTGCTGTGATTGAATGGTCAGAGTTTCCTGTTTGAGTCGTATCAATATCATTGGAGTCGCCATCAACATCCCAATTATTGATACAACCAACCACCTCACAAGTCGCGTTCAAGTCATTTGATGTGCCTGCGATTACAATGTCTTGATTACCAGCGGTTGCGGTTGCTGCCGCCCCTTGTGTAAAGGTTACTGTATTTGAGTCACCTGTGGCCGCATAATCGAAATCAGTGTTCGCTACATCTCCACTCGCACCCAAGGCAAGTGTCGTGGTGTTTGAATCACCCGTTGTTGATGCTGTAAAACTGGTGCTATTACCTTGAGCCACAGAAGCAGCCAATGTGTTGGTGTCTCCTACTTGGTCAATATCCACAGTCATGGATGTTCCTGTAAATGTTGCTCTGGTTTGTGACGTACCGACCTTATTGGTGCCACCAATCTGGTCAATGTTCATAGTCAGCCCGGTTCCGGACTGAGTGATATAAATATCGTTATTTCCTGCGAAAACAGTCGATGCAGCAAGCAACAGTATTAAACTAAGTTTTTTCTTCATAACTAAAGTCCCACAATTCTTCGTCAATACCTATTTGAATTAGATTATACACGGATTCTTCGATTGCTACCTTAGTCGCATATCCCATGGCTTCATTTTCACTATAGCCAGTTTCGACCTCTACGAGCTCGGTGCCCATTTCAATAAATCGAAAAACATCTCTGCTTACGCCAGCGCTTAATATTGTTTTTGAAACCATCGTATTTAAAATGACTTCGCCTGTTTGCACCAAAACAGCTCGTAAAGAAACAGTAATTTCATCTTTACGCCACTGGTTATTTGAGCCAATTCCTAAGTATCGAGCTCCGTTTCCTCCAGTACCGATATTCGTATCATACTGTATAATCGCACCTTCAATTATAATGCCAGCAAATAAAAGCGGTTTCAAAGTGTTGCCGTTTTCACCATCATACGTTTGCCTGGTAGATTTAATGAGCTGGCGTTCCTTGGTAAGCGCGTCTAAGTTATTACGTTCAACGACTACAAACCAATTGCCTTTGCCCGCGCTTCTTAGAGAATCAATTAAATAATGGTCAGCTCCCTGGGTAACTGCTGTGCTAAACAAAGCCATTTTCTGTGAGCTCTTGCGCTGGCCAGTTAAATCTTGAAACTTATATACGGCCAAAACTGCTTTTTGATTGGGTGGCGGCAAATTAACCAGTTTCTCGTGTGTGGGCCGCACAATTTTTGCTTCTTCAACACATTCTAAGAAACTTGCACAACCTGTATGGCCAATAGGTGCAAAACTCGCACAGCCATGCAAGATTGGCAACAAAAAAATTAAATACCACATTCTCCAGAACATACGCCAAATATCCCTACTGGAATAATAATCTCAGTTATTGTCCCGTTCTCATCAATAACAATGAGCGTTATATTAATTCCATCATTAAGAAACCTTATAGTGCTGCCTTCTAATTCAAACTCTCCGCCTGTGCCTCCTTTTTCAGAATCAAACAAAGATTCTGCAATGTCTCTGGAGAGCTGCGAGTAAATTCTGGATTCTAGGTTCCGTAAAAATTTTGCGAGCGTGGTGTTATCTGCTTCACGTTCTGCTTCTTTTAAAGCGTCTTCTACTTCTTGGGCAATTTCGTCACGCCTGGTCTTTTCTTGTTCATCAATAGTTAAATAATGTGAGGAGCTCCCAATGCCAGAAAAACTTGGGCTTTTAAATTCATGCACAATTTCATCTGAATAAACATTATTCGCGTGTAAAAACAAAAACACGAAAATAAATATACTATTTATTATCTTCTTTAACATTTTTCTCTTGCTCTCTAAGCCGCACCACTGTATCGACTTTCTCTTTCAATCGTATCATATCCTGGTCTAGCAGTCGAAGCTGGTCAGTGAGCCTTATGATTGTGACTCGCATCTCGTCTACAGCTGGATCAATAATTCTAGTAATTGTCTGCCAAACAAAAAAAACAAAATAGCCTAGGCCTATGGCCATGACTGTTGGAAAACCAAACTTTTGAACGAGATCGACAATATCCATTAATCTCTCCTGGCATCGATCTTTCCATCTTCTACAAAGTTTTCAGCTCTGGCAATTCGGTTCAAATCTGGAGGCATATTCAAAGCACTCGACACGATTGTATCAATCCGAATAATATCGTTATTCATTATGGATGCTCGGGTAATCAACATTTTTGTGATTCCTTGTATCATTTGTATATCATCGACTAGGCCACCCATGAGCTGGCGCATAATTAGAAATATAAAGTAGCCCATGATGAGGCCGCTTGCGATAGGTAAACCGAGATCGCTAATCAAGCCAATGGCTTGTTCCATTAGTCTTTGCCTTCGCCTTTAAAGCTCTTGCTAGATCCGCTGGTTCCCGCATAGAGGCCAAACCAAGCGGCCCCGGCTCCTACGACTATAGAAATTAGTCCAGATTGCTCAAAGGAAGGTTCAGCCAAGTCCATAAACCAAAATGTCGTGTAGTACAACAAATACATATAAATAGACAAGAAGGCTCTTGGAAAGATTCTCCATGAGTCGACTGCTTGTGCTATAAAAATAACTTTTTGAAAAGGGTTGTTATTCTTGACGTCTTCTAAATCTCTGATCTTGTCTTTAAGTTCGCCTATCTCTTGTACCATCGCCATGAACTTATTAAGGTCCATTTCCACTTCATTGCGGTCCATGTCTCCTTGGAATTGTCCTGGATGTTGATTCATAACATTGCAGCCAATCCTACTACTGCGACAATAAATGGATAAACAGCCCAAATCATGTTTTCTAGCTTATCGAATCTTTTGGAGCCGTCCTCAAGTCTTTTTTCAATGTTTTGATAGCGTAAACTGCACTCCCTTTCGTGTGCTGCAATCCTTGTCATTGCTTTCTCTAAATCAGCCATTATTTCTTCTTTTTTTTAACGGCAACTGTTTTGTAGGCCTCATTGACATCATCGGTCGATTTATCATCGCCCACATAGGTTCCGTCTTCATTTCTGGCCCGAACCTTTTTTGATTCATAGCCTAAGAATCTTATTTTAAACCAATCTGATAATCCATAAGCCATTATTTATCTCCTGGTTTCATTTTGGCCCGGTAAATATTCAAAGCACATAAATCTATTAATTTATATAGCTTGCCAATCCACACATCGTCTTTCGGTGTTTTAGTAACCGCAGCTATGATGCTGCTCACACTAATGATTGCCATTATTAATGCGATCATATTTGCAAAAGTTTGCATTACTCTTCTCCTTAAATAATTATAAAAATCATGCTGGTTCTACTTCCCAACAATTAAGATTTGAAGCAACTGTTCGTCTTTCTCCTTCGCCTTTGAACGGATAAACCATGTGAGATAACCAAGAAGGAAATAAATACAGCTT